ATGCTAGGGGTGGGGTCTTTTTTAAAGGGGCCCCCTCCCCCCGTCAAAATATTTTTTTCTAAAAACGTTTTCAAATTTTTAAAAATTTTTTTATTTATTTTTTTTTTTAAATTTTTTATTTATTTAATTTTTTTTTCGGCTACCATAGGTAGAGTAGGTATGTGGTATACGTAGACTTTTTTATTATTAATTATTATTAATTTTTTATAACTTATTAACCGACTAACTACTATGGTACTACCTGGTAGGGCATACGTCATACGGCATATCCCTATTCAATACCAGCCTGGGCTTCGAATTCTTTTGCTGACTCTCTGGAAACTTTTCTCCACATACCTGAAACATTCTCACTGACTATCTCGTCTATTGCATTCTGAATAGCCAATGCCTGATCTGGCTCCGATAGGTCCGGTGAGCCCCTCACGATTCTACCTAAGAAAGCTAAAGTATTGTAACCCAATCGCATGTCATACTCATACCATTCGTCGAATCGAGTGAAAGGATTGAATGGATTGTCAACAGTAGTAAGCATGTACTCTGTTGGTTGTGTTGATTCAATGCTAGACATGATCACCTACTCATTCAGGTTAAGCCTGAGTGTGGTCACGCCAACGCCTAGTGCATCCGCTACCTCAGCCTGAGTATACCCAGAGTCCAACATAGATCGAGCTCGGACCAGCTTAGTGCTTGACATCTTGGAGGTTTGCTTAGGCATAGCCAACATCTTAACTGTATCAGCATCACTATTCCTAAGGATCTTCTCCAACTTGTTCGTACTAATAGCACCAGCTTGAATAGCATTCCACTCATTGGGGGTCACAGTGATCTTGGTCTTCTTAGCTCCTGTCCTAATCCTATTCTCAGTAAGCTGTTGCTGCTTGATCTTCTTTAGTTCTTCAGGTTCCATACCTGGATTGGCCTGCTTCTTCGCACCGACGGCAGCGTTTGCTAGGAGCTGGGCTTGTCTTTCATAGGGGGCGTTTCTTTCAGCAATGCGGATCTTCTTATCAAGAGAGGCCACTTCATTTGCGTACACCTTCTTTGCAGAAGGAGAGGTGGGTGTTCCTTTGAGGGGGAGGGATTCTTTTCGAGCTTCATTAGCCAGAGCCTTCAATCTATTGGAGTGCTCGGCATAGATAACTTCCATACGTGTACCAGAAGAAAGCTGGAATGCATCTTCAGTAACCGACAGTCTCTCTACCTTCTCCCTTACCAGCTTCGGTCTTCCAGTTTCGTAATACACTTTCTTTCCTGTAACCGGGTCTGTCCTCGACTTACGCTCCATGATCGTATAGCCAGTAGTCTCATAGACTTTCTTTCCCGTAACCGGGTCGATAGGTCCACCTCTACTGGCAGGACGCAGTCTTCTTTGAGGAATACGGTCCTCTGCTCCAGCCCGGCTGATCAAGGTAGCGGCGCCTCTTCTCTTTCCTCCTTGATACTCCTCTTTCAAAGCAAGGATACCATTGTCTTTTTCAGACTGGCGGTAATCAAGGTTGTGTTTCTCTGAGTCAATAACAACCATCGAATGGCGAATAGCACGAGCAAGCTGATCTGTGCTGGCACCTTGAAGAGACATGTCTGTAATAAGGTTCGACACCTTACCCATCTCTGCCCCTTTCGCAGCACTAGTTATTCGGGGGATGGGAGAATCTTTGGGAATCTTGTAGACCATAGGATCGAAGCCCTTCAACCCTTCAAGAGCCGGAGTACTTTTGACCGAGCCCCTATTATTGGGAATGAGAAGAACTGTATCTCCATCGAAGTCGGCACCAGACAAGCGCTGGGCTACAGAATGATGAATACCGACAGCATCTCTTGCCGTAGTACCCAACATTTTGCGTGCCTCACGATTACGGTTGTTCACCGTCAACTCAGGAATTTCAAACGTTCCACCATGAGGAAATCGAACAAGAGCTACACGCTCTCCGTTTCTCATATTAGGAGCGTATATTTCGGTTGGCTTCATGGAAGGAACTGGAAGAAGAACCTTTGTAGCCTGCCTCGGAAGAGACGCAGCTTTAAGATGCACCGAAGCAGCATCTGTCGAATCCGCAAACTTTACAAGAAGATCCTTTTTCACCGTCGGATTTGTCAGCGACTTGATTTCATCGAATTCTTTTTTACGACGATCGTATGTCACGTTGAGCTGCTGTTTGGCAAGACTCGGACTTTGCTTCGAAAGCATCTGAGAAGGAAGATTTCTCGACCAGGAATCCCAAGAACCTTCTTCGCCCGATCCTTCTTTGCTTCCGACAAGATTCATCACCGAGCTAACCTTACCATCTGGGCCATGAACCTGATGCGTGATGGCACCGAATGGAAGATCCGGATCATCCAAGTTCATCTCTTTCATAGCATCTTTCTTGCGACCTGTATCGGGTTGCTTCGTATGGAACTGAACATCGACACCACTAGGGAGATCGTCTTTGTAGACGGCCATTCCTTTCAGATAGTGCGTTCCATCAACAGCGATACGAACTTGTCCATATGGAGATGAACCAATGGAAAGGTCTTTCTTTCCAGGACGAACATAGATCATACCATCGGCTTTTGCACCTTCAGGACCAGAAACTATCTGAACTCTTCTCGAGCTGAGATTCATAGGAGGCTGAACTTTCAAAAAGCTTCGCCCATGATCTACAGAATATTCCTGAATCTGCCTGATCTCAGCTCTGTTTCTCTGAACGTCGGAAAGAGTTGTGCCAGGAGGAGCCAACACTTTCATATTTGTGAACTTACCCGTTCCACCTTGCTGAACCTTGATCGTATGAACTTGATACCCCTGCTCTTGTAGAACAGCCACAGAAGTCTTGAGCCTTGTCGAAGTGATGCCAACTTGATGCTCTACACCACTACCTATATCGATATACTTCTTCTCAGCGACTTGACTCTTGAGCATATTTGCCGTAGTCTGAATAGCATCGGCTTTGTCTTTCTCACCAGGAGCAAGAAGAGCACGAACCGAAGATTCATTCAAAGCCATTCGTTTACCAATCTCGACGTTTGACCAACCTTTTTCCTTCAAACGCTGAGCGGTAAGGATCTTGTCTTGCTTCTGCTGAGCAAGAGCAATCGACTTCTGCGCTCGAAGCTGGGTTACCGAAACCCCCATTCCTTTGGCAATATCAGTTTCCGACATACCTTGTTGCCGAAGATGCTTTACCGTTTGCAGAAGATGTCTGTTACGAGTGCTTTCAGGACTCGCATCACCGGAACCCCAAGGATATCGACCAGAATGTCGGGGAGTTCCATAGTGCTTTAGATGATTTTCTTCCGAAATTACCACCATGAAATCACCTCCCTATGTTTCTTCCTCGAGTTTGCGATGACCTATCAACTTGTCGAAGTGCTGAATTCTCTCCATGATGAATGAAATATCCTCTGGATCAGCGTCGAAAACCATCACTTCGTTGTCCTGATAAATACGTAGTTCTATCTTCATCTCGAACGGATTCTTATCATACTCGAGACAGAACAACGCGGCATATACTTCGAGTTGATGAACAGAGCCAGGATATACACCAGTTTTCAAATCATGAATTCGTAGAGTATTATAACGAAAGCTGATTGTATCGGCAGTTCCGAAACAATTCTCCGAATAGTAAAGAACTTGCTCGCAATTCATCCTAAATTGAATCGCGTCATTTATATACAACCCGATAGTACCGACGAGAGCAGAGCGTCTCCCTGCTATGATCTCTCTGTGAGCATACTCATGTTGAGCAATGCCATACGCCGAAGCTTGAGCTGCAGTCCAACGCTCGAGTAATCTATCGGGTGTGTAATGAATCCAATGATACTGACTAGGACTTAAGAACGCATGCTCTCCTTGGAGACTCAAATGCCTGTTGAAGCGCACTCAGAACTTCCTCTTCGTTTTCGGGATAAATATAGGCAGCGAACGACATCTCGTCTAATTGCTCCACGTAGTAATCTTGATTAGGTTGCCTATCAGCCGAGGCTCTAGGCTTGACTTCCAAAGAAGCCCAATTAAATTCCCAGAGAATGATCAGATCTGGGATCCCTTGTAAATATGATGAATCTGATTTGAGAACCACACATCCGGGAAACATCTTTTTGATTCTTTTGATCAATTTTGCTTGATATTGATTCTCTGTCATTCGGTTTCCTCTATGAACATCGAATTGAATTCATTTTCGGAGACAGAATGCTCTCGACCTTGTGGATCTGTCAAAATATAGCGGCCTGGTAGAACGAGAATCGTACCGTAGGCTTCTGTAGGAATCTCCTCCGGCTTCGTTATTTTTCTCGCTGTGTATATAACAGGAGGATCAGGCTCGGAAGGTTCATGAGGAAGAATAGGAGGGGTAGGCTCGATCCAGTCCGGAACCTTTTCGCCGGTACCCTTTACCTTCTCTACCATCTCTTCCCAATCGAGTCGATTCTTATCATGCAACTCGTTCAACTCTGCGACATGTTGCTTCCAGTTCTCTATTTGCTTCTCGTGCTCATTCTTTTTCTTATCATGATGAGATTTCTCACCTTTATGACGAAATTTCTTAGCCATCGAGCCTCACGATATACGGAACAAATACGGTAGGTGGCAAATTCTCATGAGCTCCACCACCGCCTTGAGACGAGATTGCATGAGTATGTACAGCACTACGACCTGAGGTTGTTCCTGAATGTGAATGATCCTGATGAGCACCTGAGGCATAGTTAGAGAAATCGGCCGCATAATGCGTATGTGCAGGAGCATCAGTTGCTCGGCTCACAACACCAGCCATACCTGTTTGGTTCGTTGTTGTGAAGGCATACTGACCGGCTTGATCATTATATAAAGTATTCGGAGGCATCGTGTGAGCATGAGCTCCACCGGATGCAGCTTGAGCTGATACCCATCCACCAACACTACCTTGCGCCGAACCTGAATAATGAACATGCCCAGCACTTGCGAGACCTGTCGTAACTGTGTGAGTATGATCAGCTGACTCGGTACCAGTAGCTGCTCCGTGATTATGCGAGGCAAGCTCAGCAACCGAAAGCGTATGATATTCTTCCCCGGAGAATGTAGCTATAGTAACAGCTGCTGCCCTGGTCACTCGGTTTGCTCGAGTTCCTCCAGGCATTTGGTCCATTCCACAAGGAACAACTCCGCGAAGATCGGGAACTCGAAACTTACCTGCTCCGGGATCTGCAGCTCCAAATGCTGTTTTCCATTGCGAAGCAATATTAGCCGAGGCTTCAGGGTATGTTGCCGAATCGTAAGATCCTCCATCTGCCCACACCCACTTTCCATATTTCACAGGATCCGGGAGCGAAGTCCCTGGCCAGAGCTTAACCTCACCAGGAATACCGCCCGCTGGTCCAGGAGGACCTTGTGGCCCGGTAAGAGCCAGCTCCTGCCAACCGTCGGAGGTTCTGACACGGACCGGGTGAGCGTTGACAATACTCATCCTGGCGGAGTATAATCAGGCAAAGCTCCTGCTGTGCCCGTGTCCGGAAGTATTGATATAGACACTGAGCAATGATCTGTTGTTGGATCACCACCAAGTGCATCGAACACCAACTGAGCCGCCGCATCAGCTGTATGAGAAAACGTTTCCCCATTTCCAAGCTGCACCATTGTTGTGATCAGCATATTGTTTTCCCTTTCACGAAACCCGAACTGGAGTCAAAGTAACACGGCCACTACTAACTGTTGTACTAACCGCTGAATTTAAATAAGCCTGCCAAGTGATTGTTTCTCCTGCGTTTAATACAACTCCTGTACGTGCAAGATAAGTTGATCCTGCCGCCCAGGCTGCTGCAGCCATTGCCAAACCTACATCAACCGCTCCAGAAACAGAATGTAATGCTCGGCCATAACCTGTATAACCACCTGATGCAACACCATTGTTACCTACACTGGCCGAAAGTTCTTCATTATAGATACCTGTACGTGGAACAGTGGTAGTAGGTGCCCCAGTCATCGCCACAACAGAAGTAGAAGTACAAACTACCGATCCGCCTATAGTTAAAATAGGAGGCCCGCCGATAAACTCCCACTTATATGCCGACGAAGCATTTGCATTGTAACGAAATCGCCATTGATAAGTTGAGGCCGTAAGCGAATCAACAAGAATATGTTCTTGACCGTCGAGAGGGTTTACTGGAAAAGTCGTTCCATATGTAGGTGTTCCTGGTCCCGCTGGTCCCTGCATTCCTCCAACAAGTGCCATCGAAAATCCTGTACCATTTCCTGTAGCAGAATCTCCTGTGACGACATTCAATGCTGCTCCAGATGTATGATAAGCAGCCGCTTCTATATAGTCTCCAGCTTGGAGATACATCAATCCCGTAGCGGTGACACTCGTTGTCTCACTCGCAACAGGATTCGGAGCTGCATGATAGATTGGTCCATCAAGTGCTACGGCTCCATTTTTAAGCACGTAAGCAGCACGGGTACCAGTCGCATTACCAGCAAAGCAAACAGTCAGAGAAACCAAATACTTACCTGTGGTACGGCAAGTCAGACGCGAAGTATTCGTTACAAGATCATGAATATTATCAGTATCATAATCTTCGAGATCCCATGTAAGGATAGCACCTGCAGCATTCACTACCGACTGAACAGCAGACTTCTTCACACGGCAAGAAGGCTGAACTGCAGGTACATTATTGCCAAGATTCCAAAGCGGAACCCAATCGTTCAGAGCAGGATCTGGAACGTAGACGCTCATTAAACCCTCACTGGAGTTACTGTCAGAGCACGGGACCCGATTGTTCCGGCTGTCGGACAACCGTTGTAGACCCATATGCATGCTGTCTGCCCAGCGAGCAGTGTGCGCTGCACGAGCGACGGTTGCATCGGTGTAACCTGATTCGCTATCGACGGCGAGAAGAACGTCGATTCGACGCCTGACCCATCAACGGACGAACCACCCGAAACGTGCATTTGGAATCCAGCAGTCGGAATCTGCAAATAACGGCACTGAGCTTGAATCAGATAGACCCCAGGCCGTGGTGGTGTGACTTGCGGAGTCGCTACTATCGCCCAACCACTCGCGACGGCAGGCGCATCAGACGCGTAAATATAGATCGGAGCACCACCAACAAACTCCCATTTATATAAACTCGTCGAATTTGCGTTATATCGGAAACGCCATTGATAAGTAGGACTCGTGAGAGAATCAACCAAAACAGCTTCTTGACCATCAATAGGAGAAGCCGGAAGCGACGTGCCGTAACTTGCTGCTTGAGATGCAGCCCATGGTGTTGGACGTTTTGTCGTTTGACGTACGCACATATATTCAACACCATTATCCACAACAATTTGACCTGGCTGGTAAGTACCTGGAGCCCAACCACCAAGATAATTGATAGCTACTCCACCTTGTAGACTCCACATTGGAACCCAAGGTGTTGATGCAGGAACTGGCGTTGTCATGAAAGCCACCTCGGCCGAACTACCATAGTTGCAGTAGTTGTATTAGCTTGTGATGCAGATGTTTGATATCCAGATACCTGTATATAATTACCAGCCGTTGACACAGTTATAGGTATTTCATAACCAGCGATAGTTGCCCATGACCCAGATGGAGAACTAAGCACACCTACTTGCGCCTGATTAACATTCTGAACACCAACGCCGATATAAGTTGAAACAGCAGCCCCAGTATTTGTCGCGGTGTAAATATGCGGAACAATCGTATACACTCCAGCACGCGGTACTTGCCATCCAAGCAACATTGTCCATGAACCAGCTGTTGCCCAGTTCACAGTTTGCGACGAGAAATAAGGATTACCACCTAGAAATTCCCATTTCCAGGTATAAGTCGAAGAAGCATTATATCTAAGATGCCAGGTATAAGTAGGGGCTGTAATTGAATCTACTAAAATTACTTCTTGTCCATCGACAGGTGTAGCGGGTAATGTGGTGACATAACTAGGTCGTGGATATGCAGGTACAGCTGGAGGACCACCAGGCCAAGCAATTGGCGCAGCTGTTGTCGGAGTAACACAAATATAGGCAACCCCATTATAAACAACAACTTCACCATCTTTGTATGTTGGACCAGCTGCAAAATCACCATCATAAACCAGATCTGCGCCTGCTTGCGCCCATTGTGTATCAAAATCAGTTGCAGTCTTCTTTACTAGCGCCTGACCTTGAGTACCACCAACAGGAACGCCCGGTCCCGTAGCTCCTTGAGGACCTGTAGGCCCAGCTGGACCGGTTGGGCCTGTTGGACCTATTACTGGAGGAGCATCATTGTCAACCCAAAGAGATCCAATTTGAACTGGCTCTGTAGGTTGAGCTGGTTGTTCAAATATAGGTGGAGCACCTTTTGCACTAATCCAAGTTGTACCGTTCCACCAATACAAAGTGCTCGTACCCGTATCGTAATACATCTCTCCAGTAATTGGAGATGTAGGAGCGGAAGGTAATCTAGGTGTTCTTAAACTCGCTTTGAATTCCGGCATTAACCAATCACCGTCACCCTCTTAGTGTTGGCGTTTATCGAGACGCCATAAGTAACGGTTACATCACCATTAGCAGCAACT